TTAATATTTATCCAGAAAAAATCTTGAAAAATTATGAATTAACACTACAAATATTTCTTTTAGTTTCAATGTATTTTTTATCAAAATACGAATTGACAAGAAATTATAAGATAAGTTTTACATCAAACATCTTTACCAGCTGCCTAGAATTATCCACAGATTAACCTTAGTCTCTCTGTGTTAGGTAAAGATGTAAGATGATTAGTTTTTCCATTCATAAAACTAATAAAATTTATAGTTATCTCCTTGACGAATTGATAACGATACGGCTAGTTTTAAAATTCAGATATTACTATCCTATAAATTCCGAGTCTAATACTCCAACCACTAGCTTGTTTACACCCTAGAATGTTTTTTAAATGCCGTTTTAAGCTCATAAAACGGAAGAAAACATATAGATACAATATTTTACGAACTTGTATCGGCACGGCTAGGTCAAAAATATTTAAAAATACAACTAGCATTTTTACTCCAAAACTCCATCGTCTTGGCGTTGTAAGATTAGTTCTTACACGCATAGCCACAAGGGAGAAAACCTAACTCTCGAGGGGGTGAAAGTTAGGATAAAAATGACTTGTGACTATGTGTCTAAGGACTAGCCTTAGATGTTCAATATTTCTTTTATTTTTTCTTTAACTTTTATACCTTGCCTATTTCCTCTAATAACATCAGAACAATAAGTTACTGATATTCCTATCTCTTTTGCTAGTGATGTTATTGTTTTTCTTTGTTTTCTTAACTCTTTTTTTACTTCCATTTCAAAATTAATTTTTTTCATTTTGCTTTTTCTCCTTTCTATAAGCTAAAATTTATGCTAAAATAATAATAGCCTTATGGCATAATTTGGAGGTGGTGCTGATGTTAAAAGCCCTTTTAAATTTGCCAGTTCTTTTTGCATAAATTAGTGCGTGAACAAGCCACGAAAAATAAGGATGCTGCTCTTTTATGTTCTATCAGCTATTGGCTTTAAATTTGCAGAACTAAAACTGCATAAGTGATAGGATACCCCATAGAAAGAGAAAGGCTATTTTTTTCTAAGAATTTTTAATCCCTCTTATAATTAATTTTTGAGAGAAATTTTAAGAGTTAATTTAAGGAAAAAGATTAAAAAATTTTTGCAAGGTATAAAAAGTTAAAAAATTTAGACATTAAAGATTAAAGAATAGCCCTTTAATCTTTTTTTGTTTTTATACTGTACGATTAAATCGGAATTATAAATTAAAAAAAATTATAGGCATTTCAAGAGCCTCTTGTAATTTTAAAAGACTTTGAAGTCTTGGAAATTTTCCATCTTTCAATTTTAAAAGAATTTCGGAAACTGCTTGTTTCCTATGCCCCATTTTATTAGCAACTTCATATCTATTGAGATTATTTTCTCTTAAATATAAATCTATTTTTGAATATAATTTTTGTGCAATTTCTTTTTCTTTACTTTTATTCATAAACTCACCTCTCTTTTTATTATATCCGTTTTAATTGGAAATGTCAAATATTTAATTTCAAAATAAAAACCACTATTTAAAGTGGCTTTTTTCTTTCTTCTCTTAAAGTTAATTTTAATTCTTGATGAGCTTCTAAGAGTAGATTATAAATGTTTTCTGTAAATATTTTATCTTCAAAAAAATTATAATACCTAATTTTTTCATCATTCAAATCTAAACTAAGATTAAAATTAGATATTAAAAATCGTGAATTTAATTTATCTTTAACAACATCATATAAATCATCTGTTGCTAAGTTTTTTCTATTTTTTAGAATTATTATATCAGTAATATTTATAAACGAATTTTTAAATTTTTGTACAATAAGTTTATTTAATATTTTTTCAAACATTTCTGGAAATTTTTTTATATAATTTTTATTCTTAAATTTTATAGAATTAGATATATCCATTAAATCTTTTGCATACAATGGAATTTTAAAAATAAATTTACAGAAAATTCCTATTGGAGAATTTCCAATATAATTATAGTTTTTAACTATATCTTTAATAACATCAAATTCATTATTAATAAAACCATAATAGGCTAATGTATAGAAAGCGTATTGAGAGAATGATTTTTCAAAACAATATATATAAAATAATTTTTTTAATACTATATATGCTTCTTTTCTTTTATCATTTGTGTATATTCTTCTTTCTAAAACTGTTAAAAACAAAAAAACAAATGATATTGATACATTTTCTTTATTGTACGGTGTCTCGAGCCATTTTAAGTAACTATATCGCTCTTTAGGTGATAATTTAGCATATTCAATACAATATATTTTTAATTTACTATAATCCTCACTATGTTTTTCTATTTCTAAATTTGTATCAATCATTCCTTGCTCCGTCTTAACTCCTAATTTAAGGTCTATTTGTTCTGGGCTAATAAAAGGAAATTTAAAAATTTTTCTAGTTTTTATTTCTTTTTTTACATATAATAAGTTATAAATTTCTTCTGGAAATTCAAAACCAAGTATTCCCTTTTTTTTCTTTTCAAATTTAAAAATATTCATATTGTTTATCTCCTTTAATAAAAAATATAAACCACATTACAGTGGCTTATTTATTTGTATTTCTTTATTTAATTCTTGCCCATCCTTTGTAACTGGATAGATAGTTATTCCCTCACAAATATATTTGACTATATGAATTATAATAGCAATAGACGATGTTAATATAATTAAAGGTACTAACAACGAAGCTATAAAATAATTTCCTATCGCTCCAGCTATAAAACTAAAAATAAGAGTAGTAACAATTATCCAAATTAAAGAAACAACCATTAATAAAAATACATCAATAATTTTAAAATCAAAACTGATTTTGTATTTCATATATAACCCCCCTTAATAATTTATATATCTATTGTACTATAAATTTTATAGTTTATCAAGAATTGAACAAAAGTATTTAATAGTTTATTTTTTATAATATTCTTTGAGTAAATAAAAAATGTTTTATTTTACTATAAGAAACAAAAAGAGGCTTTATGCCTCTTTAACATTTTCTTTTTCTTTGTTAATTTCTTTCTTTATTTTTTCTATTTCGCCCATCATTTTAATTCTTTCTTTTTCCATCTCATTTCTAGCTGCCAACTTTTCTGGAGTATAGTTACCTGTACCTTTTATCATATCAATAACTTCGTGCCACATATTATACCTCCTTTGCTTTTATGCTTTTTTATATAATACCATATATGTATATTCATTTCAATAAATTTTATATTTTAGTATGATTTATGTCTACATTATTTATAGTTTCTTTGGCTTTATTTTCTTTTTCTACGGCTTCTAAATATCTTTTTTTCCATTTTTTATATAATTCTATCATATTAGTGTAATACTTATCTTTTGCACCTTTTGAATTCATTTCTGCTATATGAAAATAACATATCTCTACATAAGATAAAAATACCTGATGTAATGAATAATATACGATATTATCGTCTGCAATATCGGCAATAAAATTCATTGAAAAATATTCTAACCTATTTAGATTATCAGTAAACAGTAAATATATATCATTGAACATACTACCCATAAAAAATGGTAAATCTGTATTATATTGTAATCTATACATTTTTAATTCTTTATCTTTTAAGTCCTCAATTTCTTTTTTTAAGTCAAACATTTTAAAAGAGTTAGAATAAAAGTATTCTAGTTTTTGTTGAGTATATTTATCTTCATCATAATCTTTCATAAACATATAAATGTCTTGTGGTGCAATTTTTTCTATGTTTGACAGTATATTATATTTGTCTTTATTGTTTTCATAATCATTAAAGAATTTTTTTAATTCGTGTATGTCAAAATTAATTAAACAATTTTTTCCATTATCTAAATCTAATTTTTGCATATAATTAACAATTTCAGTTTTTGATATTAGATTAAAAATTAATAAACTATCTTCAATAAATTTTTCAAATTCTCTTGCTAATTCAACAGCTTTTTCTCTTTTTTGATAAGTAAATTTTGAATCATAATCTTTTTTATTTAACTTTAATTGTTTTAAAATTAACCATAACCCTAAAAATGTCCCAATGATTTCTATAATTTTAAGTGTCAACTCCAATTTATATTCCTACCCCCTCAATCTTTTAATTTCTTCAAACATCCAAAAATTAGTTTCAGTTTCTTTAAACTCTAACTCCTCTACTACATCATCACTAGGAAATAAAAGCCAACTAGCAAATAAATTAGCTTCATCCTCCAATTTACTTCTTCTTAATATTTTTGTATTGTCAATTAAAAATTGATACTCACTTGATGAATGTAAAACTGCATGTCCTAATTCGTGAGCACACACTAATGTTTGGTCAAATTCATTTAATTTTGAATTTATAAATATAAATTTTCTTTTTAAAACTTTTTTAAATAAACCCCTAACCTCTCCTAAATCTTCTATTATTATTTCTATATTTAGTTTTTTGGCTAGCTTAAATGGATTTTTAGTTCCATATTTTACAATCAAATTTAAAACTTTTAATTTTATATCCATTTAATCAACCTACCTATTTCTTTCTTTTATTTTTTTCTTTAGCAATAAAAAATGCAGATTGAATAGCCATCAGAACTTTTTCTTTATCTTCTTCTGATATAGTTTCATCATTAAACATCAATGCTGACTGCTCTACAATATCATTAAACTGTCTTTTTCCTCTACTATCCAACTGTTTGTACAATGGATTTTGAAGTATCTTTACACCTATATCCTTTGGGACAAAGCTTGAAAAAAGCTCTCCTCTTTCTTCATCTGTTAATTTTAAAGCTTTTGATAATTTTTCTAATGTCTTTATTGTAGATTTACTTTTACCAGTTTCAATATCTCCAACAGTTCCCTTTCCTACTCCTGCAAGTTCTGCAAGTTGTATTATTGTTAAATTTCTACTTTCTCTTAACTTCTTTAAAACTATTGCAGTTGTATTCATAAAAACCTCCTATTAATTAAAGTATTTTTTTACATTATAAAACATTTCCGATTAAAATAAAAATTTTTTCTTGACATATCCGATTATTTAGGATATAATAAACACAAGATAAGAAATTACATAGATTTCAAATTTTTTTAAATAAATTATCCGATATAATCGGAATAAGGAGGATAAAATGAAAAACTTCACACTAGAATTTGCTAATCACGAATGGAACTTATACACAGAAGATAAAACAAAAGTAAGAGCAGAAGTATTAAAACTGTTCCCAGACTTAAAAGATTTAAGCTATTTAGAAGATGAATACACTTCTATAAATGTTTACTGGGATAATGACGAACAAGCTGGATATATTGATATAGAGATAACAGCAGTTAACAGTGATAATACTTATCCTTTTAAAACTAAATACTATGATTTTTCTAAGTTCTTGAAAGATTTAAGGGATTTAGAAAATGAAATAGAAATTGAAAAGCTAAATATAACTGCTTGGGAATATGAGAAACAAGACCCATACGGAAGTAGAGGACTAAGCATAAGAGATTTTATATAGGAGGAGAAGAAATGAAAGATTTATATTTTTTATCAGAAGAAACAAGATTAATATTTGGATTAGTAGAATTAACAGCAAAAGCACAAATGGACTTTTTAGGAATAGACCAAAGCTATTACATTAATAAATCAAAATCTAAAAATTGGTATAAGGAAACTAAAAATAAATTAGAAAATAGCAAACATCCTATGAAAGATGTAGCTATTGAAAATCTAAATAAATTATACAAGGGTATGAAATAGGAGGAGAAAATGAAAATAGAAATGAAAAAAACGATGAAAAAAAAGGTATTAAAAATAATGGAATTAGGATTAGAAACAAATAGAAAAATTAAAGAAAGCTTTTTTATGAGTTATTTCGGACATACTAATAGTATCAGTATAGAAATTTATCGTACTGGTTGGTCTGAAAATAAAAAAGCAGATTATAATAAAACCATTTTCCTTGATTTAGAAAATGCAAATAAAAAAATAAATGAAGTTATTAAAAAATTAGAAGAATTAAAAGGAGAATAAAAATGAAAAAAATAAAACAAAAAGATTTTTCAAGATTGTTAAAAAAAATGACATTCTGGGAAAATGCAAAATTAAAAGATGTCGTTGAAATTATGAATTTGTATCTGCAAAAGGAGGGGAAAAATGAAATTCAATAAATTTAAAAAAGCAAGTATTTGGCAAGTAGTAAAACACAAAATCAAATGGATAGTTAAAATTTTGAATTATCCATTTAAGAAATTAGAAGAATTGATGTGATTTTATGAAAAAATACATATATTTCAAATATAGAAAATCAAAGTATGCAAATGAAGAAGATTATTTTTTTATGAATGTATTTAATAGAAAATTATCAGAAGAAGAAATATTTAATGAAATGTTAAATGAAAGAGATACTTTTTTAGGGGAAATAGACACAGAAAAAATAGTTGATAGTTTTGTAGAACTTTTTAAAAATAGCGAATATAAAAATTTAGCTCCGTCTTTTCTTGATTATTTACAAGAAGAAGAATTGTTAGATATAAGTTATGACCAAATTGGAGATATTTTAGAAATTTTAAATAAATAGGAGGAAAAGATGAATATATATGAAAAATTATTAAAAGCACAAGTTGAATTAAAAGCACCTAAGGGGCAATATAACAGTTTTGGAAAATATAAATATAGAAGTTGTGAAGATATATTAGAGGCTTTAAAACCTGTATTAGATAAGCTGAAACTAACATTATTTATAAGTGATGAAATAGTTGAGGTTGGAGGAAGTTATAAACTAGAAAAAAAAGATGAAACAGTTGAAACTGTTGGCAGAAAATATGTAAAAGCTACAATAACTCTTGTAAATATAGAAAAGCCTGATGAAATTATAAAAACATCAGCATTAGCAAGAGAGGAAGAAGCAAAAAAAGGAATGGACGGCTCACAAATAACAGGAGCAAGTTCAAGTTATGCTAGAAAATATGCCTTGAATGGTATGTTTATGATAGATGATACAAAAGATAGTGATAGCACTAACACACACGGAAAAGATAAAAGCGAACAAGAAAAAGTACAAGATTTTTTAAATAGCCGTGATGGAATGATTGAAAAATTAAAAGAAAATCTTTCAAGTGATAAATTAGAAAAAGTTTTAAAAGCTTATAAAGTAGAGGAAATTTGGCAAATGACAGATGAGCAATTAAAAGAAGCTTGTCAAAAAATATTTAAAAAATAAGGAGTGTATGAAATGAAATTTTATGATGTAGCAAAAGATTATATTGAAAAAATGGAATATTTAGAACAAGGTATTAATGCAGAAACTGGGGAGATGTCAGATGATGGTACTCAATTAGCAATATGGACTGCTGAACTAACACAAGATTTAAAAGATAAATCAGCAAATGTAATAGCAGTTGTTAGAAATCAAGAGCTTACTATTGAGGCTCTTGATAATGAAATAGAGAGATTAAAGGCTATGAAAGATAGTATTAAAAAGAAGCTAGATAAGTTTAAGACTTATATTAAAAGCTCAATGTTAGTAAATAATATAGAAAAAATAGAAACACCATTAGGAAATATTAAATTTACTAAATCTACTACTACTGAAATTTATGATGAAAGTTTGATAGATAAGAAATTTATAGAAGTTGTAACAACTGAAAAAATATCTAAAGAAAAAATTAAGGCTGCTCTAAAAGCTGGAGAAGAAGTTAAAGGAGCAAGACTTGTTGAAAATAAAAATTTAAAGATAGGGTAGGAGGATAAAATGAGAAAAATAATTCAATTAAATGTAACTTTACCATATTATGAATTAATGTTTTCTATTGAAAAAGTAACATGGCAAATGGATTCTATGAATATAAAATATGGAGAAAAAGTAAAAGAAATCAAAGAAAATATAAATATTGATGGTGGTTATGATTATACTGTTGTAATGGAAAATGGTAAAAATATAGTATTTAAAGATTCACAACCTGGACTGGTACTTGTTTATGAAAGATAAAATTAAGGAGTAGTTAAATGGAGAAATTAGGATATACAAGACAAACTCAAAAATTAATATACTGGCTTTTAGATGACTTTGCTAATTTTTGGCAAGGGAATGAAGCAGGATCAAGACCATCATTTATAGAACTTGCATACACAAAACAACTTATGAAGAGAGAGTTTACTAAAATCTATAATGGTTTTGACACTGTTAAAAATGCTCAGGCATTCCTAATTTCTTCTATTTACAATAAAGATAATCTAACAGTAGATGAATTGACTAGCAATGTTATAAAGGCATTACAGAGCCTAGCAATTCAAAATGGAGGATTTAGCTTATCACTTGGAAGTCTAACTCAAAAGCAAGCCAATGATTTTGTTAAGTGGTTATTTGAAATGGCAATATACTGGGAAATACCTTTAAGACAAGAAATAAGAGATTTATTTGCTGAGGATTATCAAGACACATTTATCTGGGTAACACTTAAAAAGAAAATATGTTGTATCTGTGGTAGACCTGGAGAGTTACAACATTTTGATAGAGTTGGAACAAGTGGCTATAAATCAGATACAGGGCTAAATTATAGAGTAATGTGCTTATGTAGAGAGCACCACGACGAAGCTGATAACTGTATCAGTAGGGTTGATTTTATGAAAAAATATCACTTGACAGGGATATACCTAAGTCCAGAACAAGTAAAAGAATTGAAGAAAGTATATAAAGGACACTTTCAAGCATTTAAGGAGGAGAAATGAAAGTAAAAATAATTTTAGAATTTAATCCAAGTGATTTAGAAGATAGTATAAATAAATTTTTAAAAAGTCAAAAAATAAAACTTGTTGATATTAAATTTGGTGGAATTCAAGATTGTGCAGTTTTAATAATTTATGAAGAAATTTAGAAATTAGATTATATAACTATTTCTATTTTAGAAACAGTTGGAAAATACAGAGGTTAATATGAGTAAAGATATGGAGATATTTTATAAAAAAGCTTTAAAGAAAATATTAAGCTTTAAGGCTAGTGAATTGAGTACAGTGGAATTTGAACAGGTAAAAAGAAATGCAGAAAAGTTACCGATTTATAGATTTGTGAGGAGGAAGTAATGGAAAAAGAAAATGTATTGGAGATAGAAATAACTAAGATTAATGATGAGTGGAGTGCAATAACAATAACTAAATTAGATGAAGCATTAAAAAATAATGATATGTTTAATTGGAGAGGTGAAGACACAGAATTTAATTTTTTTGAAAGAAAATTTTATATAAATCCATTTCATCCATATCAACCCTTCTTAATTTTAAATCAATATATAGAATGTGTAGAAACTATTATTGATGAAATAAACAAAAAATATGGAATACCTAAGAGATGGAGAGCAGAAGAAGGCGAAGAATATTATTTTTTAGATGGCAAATGTGAAATTTGGAATACAAATGAAATTAAAAAGAAAATAGATGATGTTTTTTTTGAGCAAGGAAACTACTTCAAAACTAAAGAAGAAGCAGAAAAAGTAAAAAAAGAACTAGATGAGTTCTGGGCTAAGGTAAGAGAAAGAGAGA